TATTATACCGCTGCGGTTACTAACTCATTTGTTAGAATTATTAATATCGAAAAGCGCAACCAAAATATCCGAGACGATATACTTGAAATGAATGGTATGAATCCAAGTTGGACCAGACAAAATAGTGGTAGTGGTGCAAACACTGCTGCTGGCCCAACTACCATTACTACTGTTGCTGCTAGTAGCGAAGGTGGTGATTGGGATTGACCTAGTGGTTGTAAACGTGTTACAATAACTAAGGAGATTCTATGTCATTATTTAAAAAAGTAGCTTGCTTCACTGATATTCATTTCGGATTAAAGTCCGGTAGCAGAACACATAATCAAGACTGTGAAGACTTTGTATCTTGGTTCTGTGATACTGCCAAAGCGCAGGGTTGCGAATCTGCAATCTTTCTGGGTGATTGGCATCATAATCGTAGTACCACAGATGTGAGTACTATGAATTATACTGTGTCAAATTTAGAAAAACTAAGTTCTTCGTTTGAAAAAGTCTATTTCATTCTAGGCAATCACGATTTGTTCTACAAAGACAAACGTGAAATTAACTCCATTGAGTTCATGCGCCTGTTTCCAAACATTGTACCAATTAAAGATACACTAGTTGAAGGCGATGTTACTATCATGCCCTGGTTAATAGGTGATGAATGGAAAGACATTCCTAAAATGAAAAGTCGCTATATCTTTGGACATCTTGAGTTGCCGTTGTTCTATATGAATGCCATGGTGCAGATGCCGGACCACGGACAATTACAAGCCGGACATTTCGGTAATCAAGAATATGTGTTCAGCGGTCACTTCCATAAACGTCAAAGTAAAGGTAATGTAACTTATATTGGCAATGCTTTCCCGCACAACTATGCTGATGCAGGTGACGATGATCGTGGCATGATGATCTTAGAGTGGGGCGGCAAGCCGGAATATCATACATGGCCTGGGCAACCTACCTTTCGAACTTATAAACTAAGTCAAATCATCGACACCCCTGATGCATTGTTGCGTGAAAAAATGCATTGTCGAGTAACTATTGACTTGCCTATTAGTTTTGAAGAAGCAAATTTTATTCGAGAAACGTTTATACCGCAATATAATTTGCGTGAACTAATGTTGATTCCTGAAAAAGTAGAAATTGAATCAAACTTAACTCCTATTGACATTACATTTGAAAGTGTTGACACTATTGTTATGAATCAAATCAATGCTATCGATAGTTCAGCATACGACAAAAATTTATTATTGGATATCTATAAAGATCTATGATCAAAATTAAAAATCTAACTGTCCGTAACTTCATGAGTGTGGGCAATCAAACCCAGGCCATTGATTTTGACAAAGGACAGCTTACACTTGTATTAGGTGAAAACTTAGACTTAGGTGGAGATGACAGCGGTGCTAGAAACGGCACAGGCAAGACCACTATTATCAACGGTCTCAGCTATGCTATCTACGGGCAAGCATTGACCAATATCAAACGTGATAACCTTATCAACAAAATCAATAGCAAAGGAATGTTGTGTACTGTAACCTTTGAGAAAGATGGTATTGAATATCACATCGAACGTGGTCGCAAGCCCAATGTTTTAAAATTTAGTATCAACGGTCAAGAACAACAACTTACCGACTTAGATGAAAGTCAGGGAGATAGTCGTGAGACACAAAAAGCTATTGAAGAAATGATCAATATGAGCCATGAGATGTTCAAACATCTTGTAGCTCTAAACACTTATACTGAACCGTTTCTAGCAATGAAGGCGGGCGATCAACGCAATATTATTGAACAGTTATTAGGTATTACATTACTTTCTGAAAAAGCAGAAGCACTTAAAGAACAAATTCGATTGAGTAAAGATAATATTCAAACAGAAAATACAAGAATCGAAACAGTCAAAGCTAGTAATGCACGTATTCAACAAAGCATCGATGCATTAGAAAGAAAACAAAGCATCTGGGACGACACTAAAGAAAAAAATATAGAGAATTTATTAAAAAGTGTTGACGTATTAAGTCATATTGATGTAGAAGCTGAGATTGCCGCACACAAAGAACTAGCGGCATTTAATCAAAAGCGTAAAGACATCGACGATTTAAACAAAGCTATCAGTCGTGCAGAGTTAGACGAAGCACGAGAAACAAAACAAATCGAAAAACTTAAAAAAGAAATCAAAGATTTAGAAGATCATAAGTGTTATGCATGTGGTCAAGACCTACACGACAGCAAACATGAAGAAGTATTAGAGTCTAAAAAGAAATCGTTGCAAGAATCCGCATTACAAGCATTATCAACTAATTCGCAATGGATTGAACTTACTGACGCACTTAAAGAACTAGGTGAATTAGGCACATGCCCTAAGGTGCAATATGATACTTTAGAAGAAGCACTTAATCACAAGAATACAGTTATTAGTTTAGAGAAAGATTTGATTCTAAAAGAAGCCGAAACTAATCCTTATCTAGAACAAATTGAAGAGTTACGAAAGACTGCTGTACAAGAAATTGATTGGGAAGCAGTTAACGAGTTAACTAGAGTCAAAGAACATCAGGAATTCTTGTACAAACTTCTTACAAACAAAGATTCGTTTGTGAGGAAGCGTATTATTGATCAAAACTTAGCATTCTTAAATCAGCGTCTAACTTATTATCTTGATAAAATTGGATTGCCACACATTGTTGAGTTTCAAAACGATTTGAGTGTTATTATTACACAGTTAGGACAAGATTTAGACTTTGATAACCTGTCACGGGGTGAACGTAATCGATTAATTCTTTCTCTAAGTTGGGCATTCCGTGATGTATGGGAAAACTTATATCATCCTATTAATTTACTGTTCATCGACGAACTTGTAGATTCGGGCATGGATTCAAGCGGGGTGGAATCTAGTATTGCGGTGTTAAAGAAAATGACCCGTGAACGTAATAAGAATGTATTCTTAATTTCTCATAGAGACGATCTAACTAGTCGTGTTAATCACGTACTTAAGGTTATTAAAGAAAACGGATTTACTAGCTATTCAAACGATGTGGAGATTGTTGCTTGACAACAGAAGCGCACGATAAAATGATTGCTGCTTTTCAGGAATATTTTAAGTGGCAAGAAAGATTTGAATACAAAGGCTCAGACGAAGCAGGCATTAAGGCACGATATTGGCTATCAGAAATACGCAACGAAGCATCAATTAGGCGAGTAGAAATACAAGAAAAACGAGAACAACGCAAGAAATCCAGAAAAGGCATGATAGGCAGACCGCCCAAGGTAACTAAATGAGTGCAATGGACGTATCAAAATCAACCCGTAAATGAAATACCAGAAGGCTATATTGGCTTTGTTTACATAATCACGAACACCGTAACCGGACAGAAGTACATAGGCAAGAAATTAGCACAATTCAAACGTACTAAACCCCCACTCAAAGGCAAAAAACTTAAAAGAAGAAGCACAGTAGAAAGCGATTGGCGAGAATATTGGGGTTCATCTGATAGGTTAAACGCAGACGTCCAAACATTAGGTCCGGAAAACTTCACAAGAGAAATACTTTACCTTTGCAAATCCAAGGCAGAACTAAGTTATTTAGAAGCAAGAGAACAGTTTGAACGCAGAGTTTTAGAAACTGATGACTATTATAATGGCATTATAAACGTCAGAGTCGGCGGTTCAAACATACTTAGACAACGTCTTTTAGAACAATCTCAGGCAAAATAAAGCGGTATTTTCAGCTGGCGCAGGCTTAATTTCGTGCGCTCTAAACCTGGATCTCGGATCTCAGGGACGGAAATCCTTGCCGCAAAGGTGCTTAACCACTACCCGAAAGGATGACGATCGCTACTAAGACCTGCGATTTGGTTATTTGAATAGAAAAACAAGGCAAAAAGAAGGGAGAGAAACCCTTAGGTTGATACGTATGTTAGCGTATATGTATTGATCCACCGTCATATTGACTGAGCTCGAGGTACCGGATGACCGCCTCTGTAATTGCTTTAACGCTAAGTGTACTGTGCAACTCGCATAATGCTTCTTGACCCGTAAAGGGTCAAGTGTGACTGAACAATCTGCATAATACTTAACGTGCTTCGCACTTAATATTATATCTCTAAAAGAAAAAATGCGTTGAGCGTTAGCGAAAACGCTAACGAGCTCTGCTCGTTAATAAATATACTACAACATTCGGAATCCAACAAATGCGTATAAATGATATTTTAATCGAAAACAAACAAGTAACTGAAGCTCCTTTAGGTATGCTCAGTAAACTAGGACATGGGGTTAAAAGTGCTTTTGGTAGTAGTAAATCAAAAGGCGTTTTAGCTACAGGCAATGCTTCTAATCAATTAAAAAAAGATTATATGGCAATGTTGGGTTCAACTGGCCAAGAAGCGGAAAGTGATAATCTAATAGCTTTCTTACAAAAAGCAGGATATCCTGTAGATCGAGTTAAACAAACATTGGGTAAGGCACAAGCTGAACCTATTGAGCCTACTATGGATCCTGAGAATCCGCCAGCAGCTGGCGCTGTTCAACCAACACCTGCAACAACTCGACCACAAGGTGGCGGTAAAGTTTCTGGACAACAGAGTCAAACTCCTAATGCTATCCGTCAACGTGACAGTCGTAATGCCAAAGCTACTACAGGTGGGGCCGGGGCATTTAACCAAATGACCAAACAGCTTACAACACCCAATGATGCTGCTGCAAAAGTAACAACAAAACCTACTCCTATTACAACAACTCCTGGTTCTGCCGATCCAGGCGGTGCTGTTGATAATTTCAAACAGCAAATGGCCAATAACACCGAACTTGATCGTCAGAGAAAACAAAAAGAAATAGACCAAGGCAACACAACTTCGAATAAAAATAAGGCGTTAGGTCCAAAAGGCCGTGAGACTCTTGGACGGTTAGGCAAACAAAGCCAAGTTAGATCTAGCGGTAAGCAAGGCACATTGGATCTAAACAGTCGTCGACATTCAGGTAATAGTATCATTGAAGCACTTAGTGATAAACAAATCGATGCTGCGTTCTTGATGGCAGTTCAAGATAAGGCCAAGGCCGGCGGTAGTAGTCAACCAAGCAGTCAGTCTGCTCCTGCGGATAGCGGAGGTAGCGGAGGTGGGTCAAGTGCATTAGGCACATTGGCTAGATCAGCTATGGGATTGCGTTCAAGGTCTTCTGGTGGTAGTGATACTACAGATAGCAGCAGTCCACTAGATGGTATTGATCTAGCCGCGTTGAAAGCGGGATTAACTAACGCAGTTAATGATAGACCTGTAGACAGATCTGCTAAACAAGAAATTCAAAAACTAATTAAACAACTTTAAAAGAACGGTAGTCCTGATTTT